TGTTAGGAGAGCCCGACGACCCCGTGGCTGCAAGCGTTACAGACACCTGACCGTCAAGCGCGGTATCCAGCAATTCAAAGTTCGTGTTCGTTGTATCGCCCCATGTACCAGACTGTTCGCCTGTGCCGATGAGTTCGATACCGTTATTCAGTGTATATGTACTAGGCATAATTTTTTCCTATGCTGCTATGTCATCCCAGCCCGGAGTTTGAGACGGTGTTTCGTCACTCCATGCTGGGGTGGAAGATGGTGTTTCTGGAGTATAACTTGGATTTTGATTTGGAACAATACGTCCCCAAACAAGGACAGGTGTTATCTCTCCAGTCCCAACAACTCCTACAGGAAATACAGTGCATCCAAGACTAAACCCTGCAATTTCCCCAACTTGTCCCGCGGCGCTTACGCCAGTTACGTCAACCTCTAAAACAAGATCAACTGTTGCGGAGCCTACATTTGCCGAACTAGACACTCCAGTAACAGAAATATTAGCGTCTGAGGTCGTAGTCACTGATCCCACAGAAGAAATTGATTGATCTGGAGCAGTTACAGGAATGTTTCCGTCTGCTGTTACCGCTGCCGATCCTATACCTGAAGTTGCGGATAAGCCCGTAGGAGACACATTAGCTTTTGCAACAACGATGACAGAACCGACTGTCCCTGTGCCTTCAAGACCAGTGACAGGAGCGTTAGCTCCAGCAGTCGCAGTCGCAGAACCAACATCTGAAGTCGATGATAAGCCTGTAACGTCAACAGTTACGCCCTGTTGTACGCCTGCCTCCCCAACCTCTCCTGTTGCGGAAATACCTGTGGGAAAGATATTGGCATTTCCTATAACACTGGCTATCGAACCAGTAGAGCCGATTGAGGAAACACCTGTGACTGAAACATCTGCACCCGCTGTAACCAAAACTGAATTAACCGCACTTACAGCAGTCAACCCTGTTAAAGTGACATTTGCATTGGCAACAACTGAAACAGAATTAATTTGCCCTGTGGCGCTCACACCTGTTAAAGCAACATCTGCATTGGCAATAACTGAAACAGAATTAATTTGCCCTGTAGCACCTACTCCTGTTGGAGAAACATTTGCTTCTGCAACAATGGTTACGGCCCCAACACTACCTGTGGCATCAATTCCTGTAACGGGAACATCGCTTGCTCCCGATATAGTAACTGAACCAATTTGGCCTGTAGCAGAAACACCTGTAACTGTTACAGGGAGTGGATTGCTCCAAGCTCCTTCAGACCATGTGCCGCGACCCCAACCTGCAATAAGTGCCATTTTGTACGCCTAAAACTTAGGCTATACGAACAATAGCGGTACTCGCATCTGCTGTTGGGAATACGATGGTGAAATCACCCGCGGTTGACGTTTTATCTGCACCAAAATCTAACACGCAAACAGTGCGGTTGCCATTTGTTGAGTTGTAAATCAACGCGCCACGAGCAGTAATCGTTGCCGAGCTAAACGTTAAATTTGCAAAATCAATAAACGCCGTTGTTCCGCTAGTAGTCGGATCAATGTTCGTCAACGTACCGCCCCCCGCAGAATAACCTGTTCCACTTACCTCGTTAGTGGCCGTGTAAACGGTTGTTGCTGCTGTAAACGAAGCACTGTTTGTATATAACGCAAGTTTGTAGGTGTTCCCTCCGCTTGCGTTAAAATCATGCAGACCTTCAAGAACTTCTTTCTTGAAAGAAGTGCATAAATAGTTTCCTGAAAAAGCCATTTGTAGTCTCCTTACGTTCTAGGTTTGCGAATAACGCCATAACGATACTCGTCAATAGTTTCTTGGGCTTCACCCAAATTCTTTAGACGACTAACAGCTTCGCCGTACCGCTGCATGTACATCTGCATTAAATTAGGATCCCCTTTCATAAACGTATACGCTTCAACCAAGGATCCATAGAACAGCGCAATTTCTGCGTTTTGTGATAACCAACTTGTACCACTATCTGCCCCCGCGGTCAAAGAGGCTGGGCGATACAGATAATGTATGTCCACAGTGTAGTTAGCGTCAGGAGTTGGAGCCAAAATAAAGTTATCAACGTCGAACTGGGCGTAGTATCTCGGTTGTCCCGTCGTCGTCGGATCGGGGGTGTACGTCTGGACAAAGTCTAAATCCTTAAACAATAAAAATTCTGCATCACCGCTTACATCAATACTCAACGAAAAGGGAGCAAGAAAATCAGACGGCGCAGCCAAGTATTGATTGCCAGTGGTCATGGTGCCAAACTGGTTTTTCTGGAACAGATTTAACTGCACACTTTTTAGTATGCGCTCTTCGGCCAGCCGAATAAACAACGGTAAGTTATTTACAAACGTTGTCTCATCGTTTTCCGTGTAGTCCTGAATGGCCTGCTTCAGTTCACCATATGTCATCGTCATGTTGTCACCGTCACTGTGCCCACCGAACCTATAGCCACCAAGTTATTGGGAGGCGAAAGACCCTCAATCTCGTTAAACCCTACAGGATTCCACCCATATTGTGTAGCCCTTTGCTCGGGCAACCCGCCTTCCGGGCGAGGATTACGCAACGCTTGCGGATCCGGAGACGCCTTCGGAGGAAACAACTGAGGATGCTTAGGCTCAAACTCATCAGGGCCAACCTTCGCGCCTGTCCACTCCACCTTCATTTCTCGAAGACGGTAACGACGGCCCGATCTGTCCGATATTCCCCATGCGTGTTTGCCCGAAGCGTATGCCATTACACCCTCAGATACTGAATACTAGGCTGCAACTTCAATGGAACACGATCCTCGTCTTCATCCGCTGCACGTTGGAACTCCTCCTCATACACAGACTTTAAAAGCTGGAGCCTGTCTGGAGATCGTTTCATCGCAATGTAATAAGCCAGACCCGCAACCATACAAGGGTAAAACCTAAAGGGCATGTCAGTGGTGTTGACCAGAGTATCTGCGTCCTCAATCCGCTGCACATAGTAGTAAATGATTTGATCCGTAGAGTTCTCAGGAACAGCCCAAAGATTAATTACAGGGCTAATCTGGCGATTAAACCAAAACTGGCTGGGACGACCCTGCGTAGTTTTGTTGGGAAGAGTAACGTAATCCCCCCGACTAATCCGTTCTACCTCATAATCAGTGTTACCCCGACGAAGCACAATCTCCAACACATCAACAACATCAGGCAACAACGTTTCCTGAGCCTGACCTTGGGTAAGGGTTATCGTGCCCTGCTCCACAGTCCACATGTTAATGCCACGATTTGCCCATTCAGCAAACATCAGGTTCAAAGACCGACGCGCCGTCCGAGCATCATAACCAGTGCGAACCTCCAGCCCGCACCGCTCAAACGCCTCCTCGATTATCTCACCGACATCGAGGTTAAAGTCTCTTGAACCTGAAGTAGCCATCTATCAACTCATGTTATTATGGGGTTTTGGTTGGTTTTTGTCATGACACAACCGCCATTTGCGTAACCATTAACCTTACCGCCGCGCATCATCTTTACCTCGCCGCCGCGCATCATACCGGGGACTTTACCGCCGCGCATCATACCGACACGACCGCCGCGCATCATTTTACCAACGCCATCAGCAGCGTAATCAGGGACCATTTTTCCCTGCTTGTTCTTAACCATGTTTAATTTACCCGGCATTTTACTGTCTCCTGTTTCTACGCGCCAAGATATGGCGCTCATAATCCTGTGGGTCGTAGTTTGTATAATAACCTAGTTTTTCCAACTTTGCAGCAGCGTTTTCTAACTCCGTCCAACGCTGTATAAAAACAATGGCGTGTTCTCTTAAATACGCCAGAAGCCATATGTCTATTCCAGCAGACTCAAAAAACCGATTAAGAGCCATGCATTCTTGTTCTAATTTATCATAGTCATAATCGTAACTGTAATCAAAAACCATCGTGACTTTGTAACCAGTGTTAAAAAACTTCGCAGCCTCATGTAAAACATCCGTCCACAAACCGTCAGAAACCAAGATCTTTACTTCATGGTTCTCAACCGCAGGCAAAGCAAAAGGACAAGCCGCAACACCGTTCGTGTGTGCAGTGGGTTTAGATAATTCCTCTGCCCAATCCCGTATCAAAACACTCTTACCAATCCACCGGTAGCCTTTTTGTTTTTCCAACTTATTCGTTTTGAAGATTTCTTCTTCTTTGCTGCGGACGTACATTGCGCCATCGTAGGCCGACATGCGGGATAGCTTTTGCGTTTTTCGCCTTTCTTGCGGCCACACGGCTTTCCCGTTTTACAATCAACCCAGCCCTTCCCTTTGTTTTGGGAGAACCATTTTCGCAAAGAGTTCTTTTCCGCCATCAGTACGTCCTCGTACTTTTCCGTTTGTTCTCCTCAACGCAACCACAACCAGAAGCAATGATACCACCGCCGCGATACCTATTACGAGCAGGACGTTTTGGATTATCAACCGCCGTCATCAAACCACCAGTAGCTGCTTTTTTAGTAGAGTTTCCCCAGTTGGCGGCTCCCACTTTTCGGCACTTGGCTACCGCTCCGCTTGCGTAAGCCGAGGGCCAAACCTTGTATCTCGCCTTGACCTTTTTTGCGCAAGCGTCGAGCTTTTTCTTTTTCTTTGCCATTACTCCGTCCCTCCGGTGGTGTGGATATTTGGAACGACATTTGTCCACGACTTATCATAGTTAGCCTGCCTCACTAAAAAATCCTGCCACATGGGCTTTATCATCTTATAGTTTTCCTCAACCCGATAAGACACAACAGCTAAATCAGACTTCATCGCATAGAGTTGAGTTGAGCCCCAACCTAAAAGGCCAACTACAATAATCGATGTTATATCCGAAAAGTTCACTTTCATCACGTTACCACATCTTGCACGACCAGTAACGGGCCGTAAGTTTGTCCAACTTTTTTGTGTCACAACCATGCCTAGCCCGGAACGATTTTCTACGCTTAGGGTTTGATTTCTTAATGGTCATATTGGCATCGCCAAATCGAATTATCTTTTCTTTCCCATTAGCGCAGGCTTTTACAACAGACTTCTTTCCGCCAGAAACCTGACGTTTGGGTTTGTTGCACTTCATCTTGGACTTGTCGATCTTAGCCATAACTACTCCACTATCACTGATATGGTGGTGTTGGCGGGAATCGAAGCGTACACACCTTTTTTAGCTAGTATACCGTCCCCAGGAAGAAATATTTCATCCATACCTTGAGATGTCTCATCGACTCTAAGTAATACCTTTCCTGACGCTTCTGAAGCGTTGTCGTAAAGCACGACATGCCCTGTGGCACCTGATTCATAGGTCAAAAGCACACCTTGTAAGCGGCAGCGTCGAGCTACCAACGCTGCCGAAGTTTGTGAGTAAAACGATGTTACCTCACTACCAACCATCTCGCCACCTACGACAAGATAATCGTGAGTTGGTTTGCAGAACCCGTGAACGCAGCTATGTACACTCCCGCGCTGGCTACGATGCCATCATCCGGAATGTTCATAACGTGATGACCCACGGGAAATGTTTGCGTAAGCAGAACATCTCCACTGGCGTCCCCGTTCTTGATCGTAAACGCACCCGCGGCAGCAGCGTAAATAACTACTTGACGGAGTCGAGAACGAGTCGGGCCAACAATCGCTGCCGTTGTTCCTTGAACCCAATTATATGCTGTTACTGGACCAGCCATAAAAGTCTCCTATTAAGGTTGAATAGCCGTGTTAAACGCTTGAGCATACATCACTGTTATAACAACTGATCCCGCATTCGTACCTGCGCTTGAGGTAGCTGTTAATTTCAAATCAGATGTACCAGTGTTTTTCCATGTAAGTGTACCACCGCCAGAAGCACCTAACGCTTTAATGCCTACGGTAGTTCCAGAAGCAACCGCATTAACGAGAGTTGCTGCGCCGCCTACAGTATCACCAACACTAATATTTGTTGTGGTGTTAGCCGCCACTTCTAAATCAATAATTATATCTACGATTTTTGAGTTGGCAGGGATTACTACATTTGTGGCTTCTGCTGCGACAGCGCCGCCAGAAATATCCATTACATGTTGTTGAGTCATTACAACATAACCTACGTTTGCTATGTCTGACCCAACAGTAGTGCCCGTTGTGTTGCGAATGTTACCAGCCCGAATAGGACCTGAAAAAGTTGTCGTACCCATGTTGATCTCCTGTCTGGGTTAGTCAGCCACACCATGCGACTGTCAGGGATACTAAAACAATACAGGAGAAATAGACAAAAAGAAAGGGGCTACCGAAGTAGCCCCCAGTTTGGGAGGAGGTAATGAAACCCTCCCAAACTATAGCACAAATTACGCTCCGGGTGAACCGAATACGCAACGTGGGTCGCTAAAGCCAAAGCTGTAACGCTCACGAGCTTTAAAGCGCATGTTGCCTGTGTCGAAGTCTGCTTCCATGTTGGTAGACAGAGGAGTACGCTCAAAGTGGATCATTCCACGAGGCGCATCCGTCATGATGAAGAACGCATCAGGGTCCGTCAGGAAGTCATTGACGGCATAACCATCAGGCAACATTCCCATTGAACGAATCGCGTTCGTATCATTGTCTGCTGTTCCAACACGAAGGTTTGAAACCATCAAGCGTTCTGCAATAAATTGCAGTTGACGCGGGATAAGTAACTTCGTGCCACGAAGAGCAACCTTCAAACCACGCTCGTCCACAAAACCTGCGATGTTGATAAGGGCATCTTCAAGAGATGTCTCGTTCAAATCAGCAGCTACTGCGGGTTCGTTGGCAAACGTTCCACCGTTGGTTAACGGGTGGTTTGTTGCACAAAGCGCAACACCGTCACCACCAGCAGACGCGCCAGCAGTAAATGCGTTGTTAAGAACCGCAGCGGCCTTAACTTGCTTTGTGTGTGCCATTGAACGAGCCAACGCACGAGTATACCGCGAACCAAGACGATCATACAGATTGTCTTCGATAGCTTCCTCAGTGATTGAGAAAGCCAACGCAATAGTTTCGTGGTTGTAACGAGCAGTGTAGGCTTCGTTAGCGTCGTCAAAGTTAACAGAGGAACCTTCCGATTTGGTAGGTGCCGCTCCGAACCCACTCAACATAACTTCCTCTTCGAATGCTCGATCAGAAGATTCTGTTGTGTAGATCTCCGCGTGTTGGTTTTCGTACCGATTGTACTCCATACCAAACAGCGCGTTGAGGCCCGGTTCTAGCTCTTTCGCTAGTTGTGCGCGAGAAATAGCCATTCTTTA